TATTACTGTTTTAACAACTGATGTTGCTGGATCAAATGTAACACTTTCATTAACTGCAACTCAAACTGCAAACGTTGCTGCTGGTCAGCATGTATATGATATAATCTATACTCAAAGTGATGGAACAACTATTGAGCGTGTAGTAGGGGGAATTATAACAGTATCTCCGGAAGCAACAAAATGACACAACCTACGACTAGATCAACCTTTAAGGATTATTGTAAACGGAAACTTGGATGGCCTGTAGTAGAATTAAATTTAGCAGACGATCAAATGGAAGATTGTATTGATGATGCTTTACAATTTTTTCAAGAGTATCATTTTGATGCTACAGAGAACACCTATCTAAAACACCAAATAACTTCATCTACTATTAAATTAGATTCTGCTCCAACGGGCACATTTTCTAGTGGCGAGTATTTTACTGGAGGAACTAGCGGAGTTCAGGCTCAAGTATATGAATATCATTCTGCTAATACCACATTACGATTTAAACATCCTAAAGTTAAATCTGGAGGTGACGGTAACACATATTATGCAAATACTACTACTACATTTTCTACGGGAGAAATCCTTACAGGAAACACCTCCGGCACAACAGCCACCGCACACACCACAACAGCTACTACCATAGGTGATTTCGATAATAGATATATTACTATTGCAGACGCAATTATTGGAATAAGGCGTATAGTTTCTTTTTCAGATAATACCAAATCCTCATCTATGTTTTCTGTCAAATACCAGTTTGCATTAAACGAAATGCAAAACTTTGGAGGTGATTTAGCTTCATATGAAATAAAACAAGAATATTTACAATTAATTAATGAAATGTTTACTGGTGCCCCTATGTTTAGGTATAATAGACATGCGGATAAATTATTTTTAGATATTACGTGGGGAGCAGACGCAGATATAGATGATTGGGTAATTGTAGAATGTGATAAAATATTAGACCCTGATACTTATTCTGATATTTGGGGTGATATGTTTCTCAAAAAATATGCTACAGTTTTAATTAAAAAGCAATGGGGACAAAATTTAATAAAAATGGAAGGTTTACAATTACCCGGAGGAGTAACATTAAATGGTCGGCAATTATATGATGATGCTATAACAGAAATTGACAAAATAGAAGAAGAAATGCAGCTCAAGTATGAACTACCAGTAGATCATTTAATAGGATAACATATGGCCACTAATCCTTATTTTAATCATTATGGTAAAAACACATCGGAACAGCGGTTAATAGAAAATCTGATGATAGAGTCTATTCAGACTTATGGAATAGATGTGCAATATTGTCCTAGAACTATTGTTAATGAAGATTTATTATTAGGTGAAGATACTATATCGGCATATAATAGCGCACACACTATTGAAATGTATATAAAATCGGTAGACGGTTTCGAAGGAGATGGTGATTTTGTTTCTAAATTTGGGTTACAAATAAAAGACCAAATTACATTTACGGTAGCTAGACGGAGATGGGCAGAACTAGGGCTTGTCACAGATGGTAGAGATACCGCACCGAAAGAGGGAGATTTAATTTATTTTCCTATGACTGAAGCAGTGTTTCAAGTGTTATTTGTGGAAGACGAATCGGTTTTTTATCAAACTGGCGGATTACAAGTTTTTGATTTGCTCTGTGAAATGTATACCTATTCAGATGAAAAACTCAATACCGGTGTTGATGCGATAGATAAAATAGAAAGACTACAATCATATTCTATTGACTTCACCATGAATACAGGTAATGGAAATTATACTGTAGAGGAAATAGTATATCAAGGAACATCATTAGCCACCGCAACTGTTCAGGGGGAGGTTGCTAATTGGAATGCCACAACTAAAATATTAAATCTTATTAATATGACAGGTAATTTTTCTGGTACATCCAATATTATAGGAGATAGTTCTGGTGCCGATTATTCTATAGATTCATTTGATGCGCAAGTATCTACATCCTCATCTTATGGAGATAATGTGGAAATAGAATCTACTGCTGACGCTATAATAGATTTCACTGAGGGTAACCCGTTTGGAGCTTTATAAATGTTAGGTACAACTTATTACCACCAAACTTTGAGAAAATATGTTGCAGTTTTTGGTACCTTATTTAATGATATTAATATCCAACGCAAAAATTCCGGCGGAGAGGTAGTAGAACAAATTAAAGTCCCGATAGTATATGAAGCTAAAGATAAAATGCGTTTACGTGTGCGAAGGGGATCAAAATCAGACCAAAGTATTTCTACCACTTTACCGAGAATGGGGTTTGATTTAAATGGTATCACATATGATTCTGTTAGAAAACTGAATACTATGGGACAAATATATGCAGCAAATACTGCCACTTCTTCTACTACATTATTAAAACAATATAATCCGGTTCCCTATAACTTTGATTTCACTCTATCTGTAATGGTGGATAATGCAGAAGATGGTGCACAAATTTTCGAACAAATAGTACCATTTTTTACACCCGAATTTAGTGTAAGTGTGTTATTAATCCCGTCAATGAATATAACTACTGATATTTCTATAATATTAAATGATGTGTCGATAGAAGATTCCTATGAGGGTGATTTCACTATGAGGCGTGAAATTATTTGGACTATGAATTTTATGTTAAAGGGTTATATTTATCCTGATGTGAAATCTGGTTCCGTTGTGAAGAAAATATTAGTACACTTGAGGACTCCAGCAGAAAAAGAAATAGAACCTCCAGAATACATTATACTCGAAGATAGCACAAACTTTAGTCAAAATCATTTACTGTTGGATGCTGATGCTGGTTCTCCTGATGCTACTGGTGTTATGAAAATTTTAAGTGAAAATAGCAGTACCGCTTCTATGGCAGGTATTAAAACAAGAATTACTACTATTCCTGGTGCTACTGATGTTGTTGCGAGTGATGATTTTGGATATTCTCAGACATTTGAGCATTTTGATGATACAATAGATAATAATCCTATTACAGGATTAGATGTTAATTTATAATGATGGAAAAATATAATGACAAACGACACAGACGGAAGAATTGATGAAATCCTTGAGATAACTAGTTTGGTTCCCACCACTGAATTGAGACCCGTACCTACCCCTAGAGTAATTCCTCAATCTACAAGTAAAGATGATGAAACTGATTATGAGTATGCGAGAGAAAATTACTACAACCTCATTGAGAGAAATCAAGATGCCGTAGAAGAAATGTTAGAAATTGCTAAGCAATCTGAACATCCACGTGCTTTTGAAGTTGTTGGTCAATTAATCAAATCAGGCCTTGATGCCAATAAAGAATTGATGAGTTTACATAAAACAAAAAAAGAATTATCAGTAGAGAAAAATGGGGCCACAACATTAGTAAATAACGCAGTATTCGTGGGTTCAACTGCTGAATTACAAAAATTATTAAAAAGTGAACGGAAATAATGGCCAGTGAAATATATCTCGGTAATCCTAATCTCAAAAATGTAGGACAAACAATAGAATGGACGGAGGAATCTTTACAAGAATATATGAAATGTAAAGAGAGTCCGGAATATTTTATTAAAAATTACGTACAAATAGTACATGTGGATAAGGGTTTGGTGCCTTTTGATTTGTATCCGTTTCAGGAAGAAATGATACGAACGTTTCACGATAAAAGATTTGTAATTTGTAAAATGCCCAGACAGACTGGCAAATCGACCACTATCATCAGTTTTCTGCTTCACTACATCCTTTTCAACGATAGCGTGAGTATTGCTATACTGGCCAATAAAGGTTCCACAGCAAGAGAACTACTTTCCAGATTACAACTCGCATACGAACATTTACCTAAATGGTTACAGCAAGGTGTCGTGATCTGGAACAAGGGTAACATAGAACTTGAGAACGGATCCAAAGCTATAGCAGCGGCAACTTCGTCTTCTGCTGTTCGTGGTTCAAGTATGAATATTATTTTTCTTGATGAATTTGCGCACGTACCACAGAATATTGCCGAATCTTTTTTTACTTCAGTTTATCCCACGATTTCCTCTGGTGAGACCACAAAGGTCTTTATTGTTTCTACTCCACTGGGACTAAATCTGTTTTATAAAATGTGGATAGAAGCAGAAGAAGGTAGAAGTGATTATACACCAATAGAAGTTCATTGGACAGATGTTCCTGGTAGAGATGAAAAATGGAAAAAAGAGACTATACGGAACACAAGCGAAATTCAGTTCTCACAGGAATTTGAAACGGAATTCATAGGTTCCACTTATACTTTAATATCACCGTCCAAACTTAGAACATTAGTATTCAAAAATCCCATACACAATAATAATAATTTAGCTGTCTATGAGGAACCTGTTAAAAATCACATATACGCTTTAGTGGCAGATACTGCACAAGGGAAAGGTGCAGATTATTCTGCCTTCTCTGTGTTTGATGTTACTGAAATACCCTACAAACAAGTGGCCGTATTCAGAGATAATACTATTTCCCCCATGCTTTATCCTAATGTGATTTATAATGTAGGAAACAAATATAACACTGCCCATGTGTTAATAGAAGTTAATGATATTGGTTCACAAGTGGCAGATACATTGCATTTTGATTTAGAGTATGAAAACATAATGATTATTACAATGAGAGGAAGAGCAGGACAACAGATTGGTGGCGGGTTTGCGAAAAACGTGCAACTTGGTCTAAGAACTAGTAAACAGGTTAAACGTATTGGGTGTGCCGCATTAAAGGATTTAATAGAACAAGAACAGCTTATTATATTTGATTTTGAAACTATTAAAGAACTTACTACTTTTGCTTTACGAAATAACACATATCAAGCAGAAGAGGGCGCGCATGATGATATTGCCATGACATTAGTAATATTTTCTTGGCTGGTTCAACAGAGATATTTTAAAGAACTAACAAATATGGATATAAGAAAAAAAATGTGGGAAGACCAAATGGAAACACTAGAACAAGATATGCTGCCGTTTGGTGTAATAGATGATGGACTAGAAGAAGAAACTTTTGTGGATGACCAGGGCCAACAATGGAATGTAGTAGATGATTCTAAGAGATTATATTACTAAATGGATCTATATCAGCAAAATTAACTTCTGTTGGAGGATTGTTAATTTCTGAAATCAATTCTTCAATTTTATTAACTAAATCCGGCCGTTCTTTTTTTAATCTATTTAAAAAACTGATAGAACCTGATGCTAATTGTTCCGGTCTAATTGTCAATCGTTTACTTATTCTTCTTTTGTCTGATAGTTCAAGGTGTTCCGGATTTACGCACGAGGGATTAAAACATGTTTGAGTAACAACTTCGTGTTCGGCAACTTGCCCCCGAAACATCATAAAGGCACATCTACTTGCTGGAATTGTTTTACCTAAAACTGAAAACATGCCATGTCCTGTCTGGTTTTTAGAAGCTAACCAAATGTGACACTTAGTATGATTTTCAGAACGATCTATTTTTTTAATGAAGCGTTCTCTTGTTTTAGTGGCATCTATTATTTTATCTTTGGACATGTGACCTCTTTTTATATATTTATGATAACACTAATTATTTATAGTTTTAGAGAACTGTAAAAATATAAATAGATGTAATATGGTAGAAAAAACCATAATTTAATTAAACTAAAATCTTTCAACACAAATAATATAGGAGAGATGAGATGCCTTTTACAATTAGTCCAGGCGTTATTACTAAAGAAATAGATTTAACTACTGTTGTACCTGAAGTATCTATGACAGAAGGTGGTATAGCCGGACCTTTTAGGTGGGGACCAGCTTATGATAGAACTATTGTTTCGAGTGAAGCGGAGTTATCAAATATCTTTGGGAAGCCTGACACAGCTACATATAAAACGTTTTTCACAGCAGCAAGCTATCTGGCTTACTCAGGAAATCTTAAAGTAGTCCGCACACCCAACACAGCAGATGCCAAAAATGCCACAATGGATTCTGCCAATGTAGTATATATTGCCAATGACGAAGATTATGAAAATACTTATGATCCAAATATGGGAGGAAGTCAAAGTAGTGATTTCGGTCCTTTCATAGCAAAATATCCAGGAGATCTAGGAAATAGTCTTAGAGTTTCTATGTGTGGTGCAGCTAAAGCAAACACAAATTCAGATGGGACCCTTAACAGTAATACCGACATTTTATTAAACGGAACTTCTGCATGGGAACAATCTACCGGAATACTTTCCGGCACATCTTCAGTATATCAAACTGAATTGAGCGTTGGGGATGTAATTTTTCTAGGTTCACAATATTTGGTTATTCTTTCTGTTACCAGTAATACTGTTGCTGCGGCAGGGAGCACTTCGGTTTCTGATATTGGAGCAAGCACAGCTGTACGTAAAATGAGGTCTGGATTTTCTGAACCGGCCACTCAAATGATAGGCACTATAACTGTTACTGCTAATGGAACAACTATGTCAGGAACAAGTACACAATTTTCCACACAAGTTAATGTAGGGGATTTAATTACATTATCCGGTAGTGGAGAAGAGAGAAAAGTAGTAACTGTTGCAAATAATACATCCTTGATCGTTACGGAGCCGTTTGTGACATCTCAATCAGCAAATACATGGTCACGACGATGGGAATATTCTGATTCTTTTGATGATGCGCCTACAACCACAGCACATGTAGCACGCAATAATGGTTCTCAGGACGAAGTCCATGTAGTGATTGTGGACGAAGATGGAGATTTTGCTGGAGCAAATAATACAGTATTAGAAACATATGCCGGTGGATCAGTTTCTTCGGGAGCTAAAGGAGAAGACGGACAAAGTATTTACTACAAAGACCTCGTAAATAGAGGTTCATCATACGTTCGTTGGATGGATCATCACAGTGATGGAGATGCTGATGCGGCATTAGGGACCACAGCTTGGGGTGGAATATCTACCGGTAACTTTAATGCCAAAGGTATTATAGTTACAGGAAGTTTAACTGGTGGAAGTGCCGGTTCTGCTTCTACTGATGGTAATATACAAACAGGATTAGATGAATTTAAAAATACAGAAGAAGTAGATGTGACGTTGTTGATGACAGCGGACGCCAGCGCAGCAACTGCGATTTATGCAATCAATAATATTGCCGAATATCGTAAAGATTGTGTGGCATTTATTTCTCCAACACAAGCAAATGTTGTTAATAATGCAGGTAATGAAATACAAGACATTAAATCTTTCAGAGATTCTATGCCAAGTTCTTCTTATGCAGTATTAGATTCGGGTTGGAAATATATGTATGATAAATATAATGATGTTTATAGATATATTCCGTTGAATGGTGATATAGCCGGATGTTGTGCTTTTACAGATGAAACTAGAGACCCTTTTTGGTCACCAGCAGGATCAGTAAGAGGAAACATCAGAAATGCTATTAAGTTACCTTTTAATCCAAATAAAACCCAGAGAGATGCACTCTATAAAAAAGGTATTAACCCTGTAGTGGGTATGCCGGGACAAGGCATTCTTCTTTTTGGTGATAAGACATTGTTGGCTAAACCTAGTGCATTTGATCGCATTAATGTTCGTAGATTATTCATTCTTTTAGAAAAATCTATTGCTAATATGTCTAAATCATTCTTGTTTGAATTCAATGATGCATTTACTCGTTCGAGATTTGTCTCAACTGTAGAGCCTTTTTTGAGAGATGTTCAAGGGAGAGGTGGAATACAAGATTTTGCTGTTGTATGTGACGAAAGTAACAATACAGGTGAGGTCGTAGATAGAAATGAATTTCGTGGGGATATTTATGTTAAACCCGCACGGTCAATTAACTTTATTCAATTACAGTTTGTAGCAGTACGTTCTGGAGTAGAATTTAGTGAAATTACTGGCGGATAATACAAATACATAAGAAAAATAGTCATATAAATATAATAAATAGGGAATAGACGGTGACTTGAAATACTCGTTCCCTATTTATTTCAACACAGTCATCGGAGAAAAACAAAATGGCATTTGATATAAACACATTCACGTCAAATTTAGTTGGCGGTGGAGCATTATCGTCTTTATTTGAAGTGACAATAACAGGTAAAGGTCTTAAAGGTTCAGAGGATAAATTTCAATATTTATGTAAAGCAGCATCTCTTCCATCATCAACAATCACTACTTCTAGTGTTACTTATATGGGTCGACCTATTACCATACCCGGCAATAGAGACGCACAACAATGGACTAATACCATTTATAATGATGAGGACATGTCGGTCCGTAATTATTTAGAAAGTTGGATGGAAACCCTGAACTCACATTCTGGCAATGTCAGGGGCAGTAGTATGTCTAAAATAAATTCATATACTGGGACTCTAACTGTCTCACAATTAGCTAAAGAAGGCGGAGGCGTATTGAAAGTATATAAGTTTCAGAATGCATGGCCATCTTCTGTAGCAGAAGTTACATTAGATTGGGAAACAAATGAAATACAAACATTTGATGTGACCTGGGAATTTTCACACTGGACTTCTGATAGTTCAGGTATAGTATAATTAATGGAATATATATATGGCGATTAAATTATTTGGCTTCACTATAGGTAGAAAAGACGAAGAACTTAAAAAATCTTTTACTCTACCTGAAGTTGAAGACGGGGCATTAGAGGCAGGGCCTTCGGGGGGCGCTTATGGCACATACGTAGACCTAGAAGGTGCCACTAAAAATGAACAAGAAATGATATTAAAATATCGT